GTTGTGTGGTCACCAGATCCATCTGGAAGGTTCTTGGTATCGTGGCTTCCAGGAAACGGTATAAGAAATAATGTAGTTAAGGATAGAGCAGGAAGGTTCAGACCTGGTAACGAGCACATGGGTGCATTTGGGTGTGACCCATACGACATATCTGGTCCAGTAGGTGGAGGAGGTTCTAACGGATCACTACACGGTAAGACTAAGTTCCATATGGAACAGGGTAGTCCTACTAACCAGTTCTTTCTAGAGTACGTAACTAGGACACAGACAGCAGAGATATTCTTTGAGGATGTGCTGATGGCAATTGTTTTCTATGGTATGCCTATACTTATAGAGAATAACAAGACAAGGCTTCTCTATCACCTAAAGAATAGGGGGTATAGGGGGTTCTCTATGAACAGGCCAGACAAGCACTCTTCTAACCTATCTAAGACAGAGTTAGAGCTTGGTGGTATACCTAACTCATCTGAGGATGTAAAACAGGCTCACGCATCAGCTATAGGCACGTACATCGAAGAGTATGTGGGTTACGATCAAGAGGGTACGTATAGAGATCCAGAGGAGATGGGAAGCATGTACTTCACTAAAACGTTAGAAGACTGGGCTAGGTTCGATATAAACAATAGAACAAAGCACGATGCCTCGATTAGTTCTGGACTAGCAATTATGGCTACAAGAAACAATATGATTGCACGTCAAGAGGAGAAATCAAAAATAAGTATTAAATTTGCAAAATACGATAATAGTACTGGCAATAAAAGTCAATTAAGAAAATAATGGATAGCAAACCATCTGTAATTATAAGTAGCACACCTTTTCCAAATCAAATGGCTACTGACTCAGAGAAGAATACAAAGGAGTATGGTCTGAGGGTAGGGAAAGCAATTGAGGGAGAATGGTTTAAGCGAGTTAACTCTGGTAGTTGTAGGTATTACGATCAATACTTAGAGTTCCATAAGTTGCGACTGTACGCTCGTGGTGAACAGCCTACGCAGATGTACAAGGACTTATTGGCTATTAATGGCGACCTATCTTACTTGAACCTAGACTGGAAGCCAGTACAGATTATACCTAAGTTTGTCGATATCGTTGTTAACGGTATGAACGACAGGCTATACGCTATCAAGGCATCAGCACAAGACATAAACTCAGCAGAGAAGAAGAATGCGTTCCAAGAGATGGTTGAGGCAGACATGCTTGCAAGTGATTTGCTTGTTCAGACAAAGGAGCAGTTTGGTATTGATGCTTTCAATGTTCCACAGGAGGAGATTCCAGAAACAGATGAGGAGCTTGCATTGTACATGCAGCTTAAGTATAAACCATCTATTGAGATAGCTGAAGAGGTTGCGATTAACACGTTATTAGAGATGAACGATTATAGGGACGTTGTAAAGCCTATGATCGATAAAGATATTACTGAGATTGGTATTGGTGCTGCGAAGCATGAGTTCTTAGTAGGGGCAGGGCTACAGGTTAGCTATGTTGATCCAGCTGCGCTTATCTATAGCTATACAGAGAAGCCAGACTTTTCTGATATATACTATGTAGGAGAGGTTAAGCAGGTACACTATACCGAGTTAAGAAAGATTAATCCTAACCTAACAAAAGAAGAGTTAGTTGATATAAAGAACTCTGGTTCTGCATGGTATAACTATTTCCCAGTTATCAGACAGTTCCAGGATGACATCTTTAATGAAGAAGTTGTTACTCTATTATACTTCAACTACAAGTCTGACAAAAGGTTTGTATATAAGAAGAAGTTCTTAGACAATGGAGGTGAGAGAGTAATTAGAAGAGACGAGGGATTCAATCCAGAAGGAGAGAACGAGAAGTTTGAGAAGATAGATGTTGTAAAGGATGTTTGGTACGAGGGTGTTCTTGTAATGGGTAGTAACATACTTATTAAGTGGGACTTACTAAAGAATATGGTTCGTCCAGAAGCTGCAACTCAGAAAGCATTATGTAACTACGTTATAAATGCGCCTAGCATGTATAAGGGGCAGATACAATCTCTAGTTAAGAGAATGGTTCCATTTGCAGATCAGATTCAGTTAACTCACTTGAAGCTACAGCAGGTAATGTCAAGAATTATACCTGACGGTGTATTCATTGATGCTGACGGTATCAACGAGGTTGATCTTGGTACAGGTGCTGCATACAATCCAGAGGATGCGCTTAAGTTATATTTCCAGACTGGTTCCGTTATAGGTAGGAGCTACACTGGTGACGGTGAGTTTAACAATGCAAGAATTCCTATTCAAGAGTTGAGTACTAACAGTGGTCAGTCTAAGATGTCTGCACTTATTGGTAACTATAACTATAACTTAAACATGATCCGTGACGTGACTGGATTAAATGAAGCTAGAGATGGATCTACGCCTCATCCAGATACGCTTGTTGGAGTTCAGAAGTTAGCTGCGTTAAATAGTAACGTTGCTACAAGACATATATTAAATGGAGGTCTTAATATAACTAAGAGGCTTGCTGAGTGTCTATCGCTTAGAATTGCTGACATACTAAACTATGCAGACTTTAGAGATGAGTTCGCTATGCAGGTTGGTAAATACAACTTGGCTATACTAGAAGACATTCAGAATCTATACCTTCACTCTTTTGGTATCTTTATAGAGTTAGAGCCAGATGAGGAAGAGAAGGCGCAGGTTGAACAGAATATACAGATAGCACTACAGTCTGGTCAGATTGATCTAGAGGATGCTATTGATATTAGAATGATCAAGAATCTTAAGCTTGCAAATGAGATGCTTAAGGTTAAGAGAAAGAGAAGAGTTGAGAAGCAACAACAGAGAGAGGATCAACAGTCTCAGATACAGATGCAAATCAACATGCAGTCTCAGCAAGCAGCAGCAGAGCAGAAACAACAGACAGCTCAGATTGAGGCACAGTCTAAGATTTCTATCAAAGAAGCAGAAGCTCAGTACGACATTCAGAAGATGCAGTATGAGGTTGCGGCTAAGAAAGAACTAATGGCACTTGAGTTTGAGTATAACATGAAGCTTAAGGGTATCGAGACTGATGGATTAATGAAGAGAGAGAAAGAGCGTGAGAAGGCTAAAGATAAAAGAGTTGACCTTCAAGCTACACGTCAGTCTGATCTAATTAACCAAAGAAAGAATAACCTTCCTCCAATGAACTTTGAGTAAGAGGAAGATTAATTAGATGCGTTTGATTTATCATCATTTGAACCTAGATAATATGAGAAAGAATAAACTAAAGATTAATCCATACATAAGTGGGTCAGCACAGAAATCTGGAGTTGATGCATACTACGGTGTAAATGTTTCAAAGGGACCAGTATCACTAGACATTGGACAGAGTGCTGGAACAGGATATAAACCAGAGACAGATATAAACTTATCGTTATCTATTCCTATTACTAAGAGATTAAAGGATAAACGTAAAAAATTATAATGGCTGTAGTATCTATACAGGGTGTTAAGCACTCAGTTAAAAAAAATAAGAAGGGGGATGTTGTCGTAGAACATACTAATATTCATAATGGTAGGTACGACAAGATCAACTTAACTAAAAAGGCAAAAGTTAAAACTATAAAAGAAGGAGAAAAAGCTACAAGGAAGTGGCATAGTAAAAATCCATATCATAAGAAAGATGAAAACAAAAACTAAAAAAGGTGGTAAAAAAGGATGTTAAAAGTAAAGTAAATCAGGCTGGAGTTTATACAAAGCCTGGTATGCGTGAATCTTTATTTAATAGAATTAAAGCTGGAACAAAAGGCGGTGATCCTGGAGAGTGGTCTGCAAGAAAAGCGCAGCTTTTAGCTAAAGAATATAAATCAAAAGGGGGAGGATATAAAACAAAAAAATAATATGAAAAACGTACCTCATTATAAAAAAGACGGAACATTGTATAAGGGTGTTGGAACTCATAAAGATGAAAAAGGAAAACTTATGAGTGGAAAAACACATACTGCTTCAAGCGTTCATCTTTTTCATTTTAAAGATCTTGGAAAAACTATTCAAAATAAAATTAAAGTAAAAAAGTAATGCCTAAAGATCCTCAACAAAGTTTAAAAGATTGGTCAGCTCAGAAATGGATGACATCTGGCACTTATTCTAATAAGAAGAAGGGTTTATCAAAAGAGGTAAAATCTAAAGGCACTAAGAGATATCTTCCAGAGGCAGCGTGGTCAGTACTTACAACTAAAGAGAAGTTTGCTACAAATAAAGCAAAGAAGGAAGGTAATAAAGAAAACAAACAGTTTGTAAAACAGCCAAAAAATATAGCTAAAAAAGCATCAAAATTTAGATAAATGAAAGACTCAAGACTAGAACGTGCAGGAGTTACTGGATATAACAAACCCAAAAGAACTCCAAGTCACCCAACAAAGTCTCACATTGTTGTGGCTAAGGAAGGTGACTCTGTAAAGACTATACGTTTTGGACAACAAGGGGTTAAGACTAACCAGACTGCTGGACAACGTGAGGCATTTAAAAGTCGTCATGCTAAGAATATATCTATAGGAAAGATGTCAGCGGCATACTGGGCAGACAAGGTAAAATGGAGTCCAAAAAATACTGCACAACCTAAGAATAAGAAGTGGGTTAAGGGATCTTAATCGCTATATTATTTTTTTAATTAATTTTGTAACAATTTAAATCAAATAAAATGGAAGAACCAAAGATAAAGGTAAGACTTGTTGACTCTGAAGAGAAGTCATTACAAGAGATAGAAAGAGAGTTAGTTGAGAATCATGAGAAATCTCTAATTGAACAAGAGGCTGCTAGTGAACAAAACACACCAGATACAAGTTTAGAGCAAACGAGCTCTAATCAATTTGAAATAGATGATGATATTGTTTTATCTCACATCAAGAATAAGTACAATAAGGAGGTTAGCTCTATAGACGATCTATTCCAACCAAGATCTATTGAAGATGATTTGGAGGAAGACGTTGCTGCCTTTAGAAAGTACAAGAGGGATACTGGACGAGGAATCGAAGACTTTGTTAAACTAAACAGAGACATTGAATCTATCGATCCAGATAAATTATTGGCTGACTTCTATAAGGATAACGGAGATGATGAAGAGGACGTTGAGTACAAACTGAGTAAGTTGAAGTACGATGAGGACTATGATTCAGATGAAGATATCAAAGAAAGAAAGTTAGCTAAAAAACAAGAGCTTAAAAAGGCAAAGCAGTATTTCAACGAAATGAAGGAACAGTATAAAGCTCCTCTTGAGTCAAGAGAAGGTTTTGTTCCACAGGAAGAGAGAGATGCCTATGAGTCTTTTAAGTCATATAAAAGTAACCTTGATGATCAACAAAAGAAGTCAGAGTACTTCAAGCAAAAAACTGAGGAGCTATTCTCTAACAATTTCGAAGGTTTCGGATTTAACATAGATGATAGCACCAAGATTGTTTACAAGCCTGGAGAAAGCAATGACATTCTTTCAAAGCAATCGAACCTAAGTAACTTCATATCTAATTTTCTAGATAAGGATGGATACTTAAAAGATGCGGAGATGTTTCATAAGGCAATAGCAATGGCAATGGAGCCAGAAAAGACGGCAAGATTTTTCTACGAAAAAGGAAAGTCTGACGCTGTTACAAACTTTGATAAGGAGTCGAAGAATATAGATATGACTAGAAACTCTCCGACACCAACACCAAAGTCTGGATTTCAAGTTAAAGCTATTGACGAAGGTTACAGTGGACAATTAAGAATTAAAAAACGTTAAAATTAAAACAAAATGGCAGGATCATTAAACACCCCAGGATTTGACTTACAGCCAAGTTCTGTAAAAGCTACATTGTCAAGTAACTATATTAGTACTTTTGACTTTATGAATCAGTATCTTCCTGATACTTATGAGCAAGAATTCGAGCGTTACGGTAATCGCTCTATTGCATCTTTCTTACGTAATGTAAGTGCTGAAATTCCTTCAGCTTCTGACTTAATTAAATGGGCAGAGCAAGGTCGTCTACACACTAAGTATGTTAACTGTACTTCAGCTGCTGCTGCTGGTTCAGATTCAGCTACTTGGACAATAAATGATGTAGATGGATCTGGTAACTACTTAAATTGTAATTTCCGAGTTGGGCAAACTGTATTTTTATCATCTAATGGTGCTAACTTATCTGATAAGGCATATATTAGAACTGTTACAGCTGCTTCTGGATCTACTACTGCTTCTACATTTACAGTTGATTATTATGCAGGTGGTGGACAAAATATCGTTGTTTCTACTGCTTCTACTGCATTTGTTTATGGATCTGAGTTTAGAAAAGGTGTTTCTGGAATGCAAGGATCACTTGATCCAGTTGATGACATCTTTGAAGTTAAACCAGTTATCATTAAAGATAATTTCGAGGTTGCTGGATCTGACATGGCACAAATTGGATGGATTGAAGTAACCACTGAAAATGGTGCTACAGGATATCTTTGGTATGTTAAAGCAGAACACGAGACTCGTTTACGTTTCGAAGACTATCTTGAAATGATGATGATCGAACACGTTTCTACTGAAGCTGGATCTGGAGTTGCAAGTACTTCTGGATTAGGATCTAACTCTGGATCTCAAGGTATGTTTGAAGCTATCGAAGATCGTGGAAACGTTTGGTCTGGTGGTAACCCTTCTACATTAGGTGAGTTTGATGACATCGTTGCTCGTCTTGACAAGCAAGGAGCTATCGCAGAAAACGTATTATTCGTTAATCGTGAGTTCTCTTTCGATATTGATGATATGTTGGCTGCTCAAAACTCTTACGGAGTTGGTGGTACTTCTTACGGATTGTTTGATAACGACAAAGATATGGCTCTTAACTTAGGGTTTACTTCATTCAGAAGAGGTTATGACTTCTATAAGTCTGACTGGAAATACTTGAATGATGCAGCTCTTCGTGGAGGATTAGTAGGTGGTGCTGTTAATGGTGTTCTTATTCCAGCTGGTACTATGTCAGTATATGATCAAGTTATGGGTAAAAACATGAAGCGTCCATTCTTACACGTTCGTTACCGTGCAAACGAAGCAGAAAACAGAAAATTCAAGACTTGGATTACTGGTTCTGCTGGAGGTGCTCAAAATAGCGATCTAGATGCAATGCGAGTTAACTTCTTGTCTGAGCGTGCACTTTGTACTCTTGGAGCAAATAACTTTGTATTGTTTAAAGACTAATAACAATAAAAACTAGAGGGGGACACCAATGTCCCTCTCTTTTTATAATTTTAATTTAATAGAGCTCTTAGATACTCTAAAAATCAAAAATCAGTATTTGAAGATGAGCAGGATGGAACTGCTATACTTGAACCAATAGTAATGGAGGATGGAAAAATTACAGTTATTAAAAATAATCCTATTCTTCAACAGTTCATGGATATGCATCCAGATAATATAGCTAATGGAGGAACACTATTCTATGAGTTTGATCCACAAAAAGTAGCTGAAGACAGAGTTCGTAATTTAAATCTAGAGGTAGATGCTTTAATTGCGGCTAGGTCATTAGACTTAGACAAGATGAAGTCTATTGCTAGGGTCCATTTAGAGTCTAATGTAGATAAAATGACGGCTGCTGAAATCAAGCATGACATATTATTATTTGCAAGAAACTATCCAGAAGACTTCTTATACGCTGTAGAAGATCCAGATATTGATGTTAACGATATTTCATCAAGAGCATTTGATGAGGCTTATGTAACGTTTAGAGCTGGAAAGGATATCCACTATAACTTGAAAAATAACAAAAAGAAGATACTCACCGTACCATTTGGAGAGAGAAAGGAGGACGTATTTATGAGTTGGCTTAAATCTGATGAAGGCCTAGAGTTCTACCAGTATCTAGAGAAGCAGATGTACGTTGATTAATTTTATTATATTTGTACTTTATTAACCCATTAATTTTTTACAAAATGGAAAAATTTTTAAAAATTACTTTGAGTGACGCTCCTTTTTTAATCCCTGTTAGAGAGATTTTATACGTTGAAGTAGGTGCTGATACTCATATTCAAGTTTTATTTAGAGGAACAGCTCTTGGAGTAACCTCTAATGCTTCTAGTGTTTTAGGAGTGCAAATCACTGCTACAACTGCATCTGATGCTACTAAAACAAAAGCTCAATTGACAGCATTTGCTAACTTGATTGAGGAGTCTTTAACTTTATCTTGGACTAAACCAGTTCTTGATATTACTTCTAGACTACCTTACGCTGTTACTGCTATTACTCAGATTGAGGAAGAGTGGTCAGCATAATAATATTATTTATTATTAGAGAAGTGGTCACAGATTGTGACCACTTTTTTTTTACTATATTTGCACTATGATAGATAGCGTAAGAAATACAGTACTATCCATAATTAGTAAGGATAACAGAGGATACGTTACTCCTATGGAGTTTAACCTATTCGCTAATCAAGCTCAAATGGAGATATTTGATGCTCTAATGAGTAGATACAGCATGGCTGTAAACGCACAGAATGCAAGGTCATACAACGCTGGATACACTGATATTCCTAAAAAACTTACTGAAGCCATAGAGACTTTCTCAAAGTATGGAGTTCTTACATTTAATCCAATAGCACAGAGGTTTGATGCGCCAGGAGACTGCTATTATCTAGATAAACTTTTGTATAATAATACAACTGAAATAGAGAAGGTGTCTCACAGTAAGATACATAACTTACTTGCGTCAAATATTGCAGCACCATCTGTAGCGTATCCAGTATACACTATGTATGAAGGAATTACAACACCAACATTTATACAGTTGTATCCAACTACATTAAATTCAGCATCTCAGATTGGATTTATAACGGCTCAGTATATAAGATACCCACAAATTCCAAACTGGACATATAACTCTTTATCTGGAGGTGAGGCTGTATTTAATCCGTCTCTTCCTGCATATCAAGACTTTGAGTTGCCAGTTAGCTATGAGGCTGACCTTGTCTTAAAAATACTTCAGTATGCTGGCGTATCGATTAGAGAGACAGAAGTTGTGCAGGCAGCTAAGACAGAAGAATTACAAAACATACAAGAAAAAGGTCAATAATGCCATATATAACTCCATATCAGTACTATACAAATAACGGTGTAGTCCCAGAAGACCAGAACTGGGGGTCGTATCAGTACATATCTCTAAAGGATGCTGTA